CGTCTGATTGGTACCCGCATCTTTGGCGTATTAAATGTGAGAAAATGGTTGATAGCCAAGAGTTCTCTAATATCCTTGAACAACCAACCGACATCGACAACTACCTAGGAGATTGGGATATAACATCAGATTATCCACCTGGATATGTAATTACGTTCGGTGATAAAAATTACACATCATTGCAAGAAGTACCAGCTGGTACTAAACCTGGTGCAACTGACCCTGATCTATATTGGGAACTAGACGCATCTAATACATTAAAAGATGTATTAGGCCGTTACAACGAAAATATTAGAATCAATGATGCTGTACTAAAAGAAGCAGATCGGATTCTACCGAAAGCAGGATATGACTCCTCGAAGTTTTACATTATCCCTACTTATGGATTGTACGAAGCAAATGGTGTTTTGTCTCAGAAAGAGAATCAACCGGCACCGCCGACTGATGTTCGAGCATGGATGCCAGGCAATTCACCATTATCAGCAACCGGCCAAGTAGTGACGATGAAAAGTGCTAACTATAGAAACGCATCAACTGGCATAAAGATACCAAAAGAAGTGCTTGAAGTTATGCAGTCTAAAATGAAGGGTCAAGATATTGACCTAGATCAGGTGATTGCTAAATTCGTAGAAGCAAGCTTATCGATAATGATTGAAGCACCAGAGATGTCTGCTACAGGCTCAGGAGCACTAGAAGGTACTAAATTATTAGCAGTTAATATTTCTGGACCAGTTACTGGTCCATATGGTACGGCTGATAACACTTATGCAACGGCAGACCAAGATCCTGAACAGTCAGGCTTCACAGGTACTGAGCCATATGGTCCTAACACAATGGACTATAGAGCAGATTGTGATCCTAGATTCCAATTCATTGCTCGTTCTACGCCAAAGTCATTTGGTTACACATCAGGATACTTAACTGGTGATGGTACTGCCCCTAATGGCTTGCCGACTGGTGCAGGAATCTCATTCCCATCATCACCTACAGTAGGATATTACTTCTTACGAATCGATTACTCACCGAATGTATTGTATCGTTGGTCAGGAACACTCTGGTTAAGAGTGGACGAGAATGTTAGAACTGAAACAGGCTATACCTCGGTCGATAAATCATTGCAATCTGGATTTATTAATAACGATGATAATATTTACATAAATAATGATGAAGGGAACATAGCATCTGCACAACCGCTATCTTCACTCTTAGACTTAGCACCAGATGACAATCCACCAAGTGACGGAACATAATGGCACAATATTTTTACGATAATCAGATAAGAAGATTTTTATTACAGTTTCAAAAAATCTTTAGTGAATGGTATGTTTCTAACGGAAAGGATCCAAACGGTAACCTCATCTTACGGCGTGTACCAGTTCAATATGGTGATGCGAGTAGGCAGGCTGCTACTATTATGGCGAATAATTCTGCAAGCAATCTGCCTTCGGCTCCACTAATGACATATTTTATTAATGGACTCGAATATGATCAGAAACGCACACAAGAGCCTTATTTCGTAGAGAAACAAAACATAAGACAAAGATCGTTTGACAGTGCTACTGGCTCTTACGAGACAACACAGGGTCAGGCATTCACTGTTGAGAAACTAATGCCGGTACCGTATACATTGAGAGTACAAGTTGATATTTGGACAACTAACTATCAGCAAAAACTAGAAATAATTGAACAGTTAGGAACATTATTCAATCCAAGTTTAGAAATTCAAAGCACCGATAATTTTGTAGATTGGACTTCATTGTCAGTCGTTTATCAAGATGGGTTAACATTCTCATCTCGTAGTATTCCGCAAGGCACAGGAAATCCAATCGATGTGATGTCCTGGAAATTTTACATACCCATATGGTTGACAACATCGGCAAAACTTAGAAAGTATGGTGTCATTAACAAAGTTATTGCTTCTATTTTTGACGGCAAGACAATTGAAGATATGGATAACGATGACTTGCTTATGGGAACTAGACAGAAAGTATCACCGTACGGTTATCAGTTATTGTTTATAGGCAACTCATTGCAGTTACTGCCACAGAACGAAACAACTGCCTTAGTACCCAATGATTCATTAGATGCACCAGTCAATCCAGATACTAGTATCTTTTGGACTGCACTATTACAAGTATACGGAGCATATCGTCCAGGTATTTCTCAGATATGGCTAGTAAATCCATACATGGACCATGAAATTGTAGGTACAATAGTAGTTGACCCGCTGGATGATAGATACTTGATATTTAGTGTTGATCCAGATACATTGCCGGCAAACACATTGACACCAGTTAACAGTGTTATTAATCCACAGATCACTGGACCGAATGCCGGTCTGCCAGGACCAGTAATCGGAGTTAGATATTTGTTAGTAGACAGTATAGGAAGTGATTCATCCTCTTGGGGGACAATCATAGGAAGTGTCACTGGAGAATCTGAAATACCCCAAGCAATAATTGCAACTGCTATGGTCTCTGGATCAAAATACATGATTGCTAGTGTAGGTACATCTAATTTTGCTCAGTATAGTGCGGCAACAAACACAATCGGCACTATCTTCACGATGAATAATGTACAGCCAGCTGGTACCGGTACAGTGTATAATGTTGTTACAGCACAAGCAAATGATATTCTACAATTCAACGCAGATATTTCGAAATGGTTTGTTTCATATGATGCAAATGTAAATGAAGATCAAGTCGATTACGTAACTAATCTAACTACACAGATTCAATATAGATGGGCGGCAACACCAGAAGATCCTGACCATCCAGCAAAGGTGGCGGCATGGATGAAGTCTTACGAAGGTTACTATGGTGAAGGTGATTACAGCGTAGTTATTTAAGGCACCTTTGTTCACCTAATAAATAACTGTATGATCATTGTTAATCAATCCGCTGGCATCTTTTTTTACAGTAAATCTACTCATCGATTTTTATATCTACTTAGAAATGAGAACAAGAATCCTACATGGTCTATTCCAGGCGGCAAGATCGAAAAGAACGAAACTTTGCTTATCGGGTTAAAAAGAGAATGCAACGAAGAAATTCAAATTTGGTCTGATGATTTTAAATTAGTACCAATTCAAAAGTTTGTCAATAATACATTTGCATATCATACATTCTTTTGTGCAATAGAGAATGAATTTACACCTATCTTAAACGATGAGCATTGTGGTTACGCTTGGGTAGGAAACAACATGTATCCCAAACCATTACATCCTGGCTTGTTTTCCACTATTAATATTGATAATGTAGTAGAAAAAATGAAAGTATTAACTTCCTTATAGACATCCAAAAGAATGGGGACCGAAGTCCCCATTCTTAAACGTCATATCATTTGTTAGGGTGACATAAAAGATTCAATACCTGAATATCCTAGCCCACCAAGTACAACACCTGCACCCATCATCATCCATCTCCATTTTTCAAGTCCTGCTACTTTGTTCGATATCTCAGTATAAGAATTAAGGTTTATTAATTGAACCTCTTTCAGTATCTGAAGCGTACTTTCACTGTACTTGTCTATTTTTTCTGATACTTCTTTAACGTCTGCTCTCACATCAGCTAAAGATGTATCAAATTTAGAATCCAAATTTCTGAATTCAACTTGGAGGACTGCGATGCTAGATTCATTCGCTCCTACTCTCTGTGCATTATTTTGTGCCATTACCTAATTCCCTTTAAGTTGTTAGATTATGCAAATGCAATAATTGGCTTGTTAGAACCAGTCTGAGAGTACTGTTGGAATGTACCTGTCGTTGCACCAGTTCCGGCATTAGTCGCTGTAAAGATCGCGTCACTTGCAAAACCTGTACCTGAGCCTACACCAGTTGCAGTAAAGATAGTACCTACTACACTATCATCAGCACCGATAAGTGTAAAGTCTGTAGTGCCTGCCGTTGTAATGATGTAAGACTTTCCTATTGTATATCCTGTCGCGGCCGCAACACTTGTTGAACCAACTGCTGTTAGTAATGCCGCTGTAGTAGTGCCATCTGAAATAACTGCGTATCTAGTACCCGAAACAATTGCCGGGTAAGCAATAGCCGCTGGTGCCGCTACGAATGTTGCTTGCATGCCTGGGTTATATGCGGCAGTAACTGTAGTGCCTTCAGCATTAGTGAATGGCAATCCATTAACATCAGAGATTGATTGTGCAAAGGATGTAACACCCGCAAGTCCACCAGCATTACCTGTTGATGCTCTGTATGTACCTGAAATACTCATTTCATTTGCATTCAATGTTGCTCCAGCACCGTCAACTAATGTACAAATTCCTGAGTTACCTGCTGAATTCTGTACTAAGTATTTTCTTTTGCCTTTTTGACGTAGAATGAAAGAATCCGCATCATCGTTTGCGCCATAGATTGAAGCCTCGTCGTATGCTGTAAGATTAGAAACAGCGCCTAGAGTTAATTTTTCTATGTTAGCGGGAGTTGTTACAGTTGTAGTAGATAGTGCTAATCCTGCTCCATTTCTAGTTGCTGAGACACTGAATGTAGTCGCACTTGGGATTGTTAAAACAAAGTATGTTGTGTTTGCTGTTAGTCCACCGATAGTTGCTGTAAACCAGATAGGAGCAAATAGATCAAAATCCGCAGTCGAAGCGCATGTAATTAAACCTGTGCCTGCTGAAGAACTTGCAGTGTTTGTTGCTACTACATCTACAGAACCCACTGTTCCTAATTCTAAGTTAAGAGAACCAGAACCTGAATAAAGTACTGTACCTGTACCTGCGCCAACACCAGTTGCTACAAAGACTGTACCATGATTGTTGTTTTCTGCACCAATTCCTGTAAAGTCTGTAGTGCCTGCGTTACTAATAATGTATGAATATCCAACAATAAGATCACCTACTACAAATGGAACATTATCTTGTGTAAAGCTTTTTGACAATTGCTCGCCTACTGTTGCATTAGTTGCAAAGTCTGCGTCTTTGTCACCGAATACGTCTGCTGACGCGGCATCGAACCAATACCTGCCTGGAGCCGCTACAGCAATGGCCGAAGTCACTGTAAGTTGTGAACCAAATAATGATGTGTCTCCACCAACTACACCCATTTGAGGGCCTGTTGCGTTGCTAGGCGTCGGGTATCCACTACCTGATATTGCTACTGTAGTAGCTACTGCTATTGCGCCACTTGCAGTAGTAACAGGTGATCCGCCACCTGGCCATTGTGGACTTGTTGTGCCGGCTGCTGGTTGCATATCATCTGGTGATAATCGAAAGGGTACGAATGTTGTGTCAGAAAGTACTTCACCTACATAGTAAGTAGTACCTGCTGTTAGTCCATTTTGAGTAGTTGCAACTAAGAATTTGTCGCCAACTTGAAGGTCTGAATTTGTCATAGTTTTAGTTGCAGGTTTTAATCCGCCTGCGGCTACTGTGATAATCGCTTGTCTATTAGTGCCAGCGGCTGTTGATGCGCCGATACCAGTAATACTAAACGTTTTGGTAGCTTTTGTGATTTTTAATCGATTTGCCATTTTGTTTTTCTCCTAAGATTTGAGTTTGAGACGTTCTAGGTCGCACGTTCGGGGGCAAACCCGCATGAGATTGTTTATTTGAGTTTTCGAATAAACGAGAACAATCAAATGTATTTATGATTAGTTTGAGATTTTA